CATCAATCCAACGACCTTCTGCTTGAGAAGCTGTATCATTCTTATCAAAACCTGGAGGTAATGCTATCTTTTTTAATGGCATAAAAACAGTATATACTATGTGATATCAAGTATAAATACAGTCAGAAACCAGAACAGGTTTTAAAGATTACTGTTTATTCTCTGCAAATATATTAACAAACACTGTATTATCTTCAAGTGCTTCTATTTCGTGCCACTCTTTTTCTTTTAAATTTACTGGTGTATGTTCTTTATTAATTATAAACTCTTTATTTTCTTTTCTTACAATACAACTTCCTGAATGACACATTGTTGCATGAGCATAAAGATGCTCATGTTTAGGTATCTTGTTTGTTAAAACCTGATTTAATTGGTATCTTCTTTAGTGGCATAATCGGCCACTATACTAGAAAATTTTTTAAAAGATAGATGTTAAATAGTGTTTATATATTATTCTATATTAACTTTTTTTGTAATTCTTCTAGTTGTTTTTGTAATTGTTCTAAAGTAAGTGCAGGTTTTGGAGGAGTTATTATTTCAATACCTTCAGGTTGTGGTATTGTGTAATCATCAGCAACTTCCTCAACTGTAACTGCTCCAGTAACTATTGTTTGGTAAGAAGCACCATCACAAATATAACCATTTGCTACTTGTTCAATATTATTGAAGGGTCCGAATATTCCACCATTTTGATCTTTTAATATTTTTTTCATTTATGCTCCTATGTATTTAATTAAATATGCACTAACTTTTGTACCTACTTGTAAATTGTTAGAAACTGCTAAAATAGTAGTGGAATCAAGTTCTTCTGGTACAAAAGAAGCGGTGGTAGCATTATTAAATGAAAAGTATTCATTTGCCGATAAATAAATTTGTTTAACATAATAAGCATTACCAGTTTTTTCTAAAAGATAAATTTTAGTATCATTAAAAATTGATATTATTGCATAATTTCCAAAAACCTCAGTTTGAAAAGCATAATAATTTGGTAATAAAGTATTAGCAGTAGCATATAAATAAGTAGCATCATAAGTAACTGTGTTTCCTGATACTGTATATCTGTCAACTCCAACAGTTCCTAAATATAAAAATTCAGTTGATGATACTTGTTTTATACCATGAGGTGTAGCATCATAATTATTAGCAGTTACTGAAGATGTATTTGCTGTTTCAAGAGTTGGTGCATTAGTTCCATCTAAAGTTCCAATTCTTGCTATTGTATATTCAGTTGAAGTATCAGCATAAGCAATAAAAACTTTTGTTGCACTTATTGGACTTATTACTGGTCCCCATTCGTCATACTTAGTAGTAATTGTGCCTGAAGATTGAGAACCAATAGTTGGTGCAGAAGCACCATTGTGTTGAATAGTTCTTAATTTAAAAGTAGTTCCATCTGTAGCTGTATTATCAAATAAACAAGCTAATGTTGAACTTACAGCCTTTGGTTTAGTAAAACCACCAGCAGAACCACTACCAGTTCCAAATGTTGAACTAGCAGTACCAGCTGTAATTGTTGTTCCTGATATTGTAAAAGGTACTGCAATTTTATTTGATGTTCTACCCACAATTATAAGTCCAGTAGCTGAATCTAACACTACACTTGTAAAACAAGTCGCAGCAGTTGATGAACCACTATACAATAATGTTTCTGAATTTACTGTAATAGTTGTGCCAGAATAAGAAACCACAACTCCATAAACATCTCTATTAGAAGTACCAGCAACATAAAAAATTATAGCTGTTGTTGAAGTTAATTTATCTACATCTATTCCTACATTCACAGGATTTGTAGTTCCAATTACTGTTGAAGTACCTGTTGTTCCTGCTTTGATAGTAGTTATTGGAGATAAACCTAAATTTATTGCGTTACCATCAGTAGCAAAAGTACCAGATGATGTTGAATTATCAATTAATGTAAATTCTGTTGAAGTATTAGCTTGTGATATTGCTATTATAAAACCACCATTATTTTTAATATTGATATTAAATACACCATTATTTACAATAACAAATATTGGAAAACCTTTTGTTGTTAATGTTGTGGCATCAGGAAGAATAACTGATTTATCTGCGGCAGTCATGGTTACATATTGAACCTGAGTAGAAGCACTTGTTAATGTTATATCAACAGCAGAAGAAGTTGTTGTAGCACCAGAAAAACCTGCACTAGGAGTTACAAAAGATAAATTTCCTGAACCATCTGTTTTAAGAACTTGGTTAGCAGAACCATCTGCATTTGGAAATTTAATTCCATCTAAATTTATTTTACCAGAACCCTTTGGTGTAATTTTTAAATCTATATTTGTATCTCCACCTGTTGCTGAAATTTCAGGAGCATTTCCTGTAGCAGCATTTGTAACTGTAAATTCATTGACTGCTGTCGTTGTTTTTGAAAAAATAACAAATTCATTTCCAGCATTATCATCAATTTCATTTATAATAGGTGAGGTAAGTGTTGGTGTAGTTAAAGTTTTATTAGTTAATGTTTGTGGTGCTGTAAGGTTTGCAAGTCCCAAATCATTTGCATTTGTTCCATCTAAATAAACTATTTTAGAAGTTTTATCAGTTGCTCCAAATATAACGGAGTTTCCACCAACTTGATTTAAAGCAAGTGTAAAAGCACCTGATGTTGCGTTTTCTATAATGTATGTTTTTTCAATTCCTGTATCTACAAACACTGTAGTATTTGCTGATAATGTTCCAGTAAATTTAATAACAGCATTTCTAGCATCAGAAATAGTTGCATTAGACATTGCTAATGTTGTATTTGTAGATGTAAGAGCTATTGATTGATAACCAGCAATAGCTTGTTGTAATAAGTTTAGATTTGAATTTGTTTTATCACCCCAAGTACCTGAGTTTTCACCCGTTACCATTAACTCAAGTTTAAGATCTGTAGAATAACTAGAAGCCATAAATTTGTTTTAAATTTGTAATAATACCTAATTTTAGTTTGATTAAGCCGCTATGTCAACAACTGCCCAATTGTTAGTTACTCCTATATCTATTACAGCCCAAGCACTTATGAATACTCTTCCAACATTTGATGTTATTTGTAAACCCGTAATAGCTGGAGCCACGTCTATAATTATAGATACTGAATTTACAGTGGTACTTGCAGATACTGAAGTTACATCTACAAGTGTATTTGCATCTAATTCAGCTGATCCTAGATCTATAGAAATTGCATTTCCAGTTAAAAATACGTCAACTGTAATCTGCTCTTCTGCATCTCCTAATAATATTGTTAATGAACTTCCATTTACATCTATATTAGCGTCTGCTGTAATGATAACTGTATCTACTGTAGTTGCTAAAGATTGTCCTGTAACAGCTGCATCAAAATCTATTTGAGTATCTATTATTCCAGTAGTTGTAACGGAACTTATTCCAGTTAAATCAAGACTAGCATCTCCTGTAATTGAAAAAGTTCCAGTAGCAGTGTTTAATTGATTGCCAATAACATCTACTTCTACTGAAGGTGTAAGAACAGTATCGGCTCCAATAGAAATATCCATTCCACCAATATTGCCCCACGAACCATAACCCCACGCTTCGGAACCCCAAGGTAAATCACCAGGAGAAGTTACTTCTACTTCTTGACTTTGTCCTGCTGTTAAATCTCCAACAAATGTTGTAAGTAAATTAGTATCTAAGTTTAATATTACGTCTGCAGTTATAGAAACTGTATCAACTGTAGAATTTAATTGTTGTCCAATGATATCAGAAGATACATCTATTAAAATATCTGCACTATTTTGTTCAGAACTTAGTCCTGAAATTTGTCCCCATGCTGAAGACCCCCAAGAAGAGATTCCCCATGTGGTAAGAGTACCAGGTGACGTTACTTCTACTGTAATATCTGCCACCTGGCCCTCCTAAAATTATGCGATTCTTAATATAGCTGCTGCTGATGTAAATGCTGGAAATACGATTGTGAATGTTCCTGATGTTGCAGTTTTGTCAGAGCCAAAATCTAGTACGCAAACTGCTTTGTTAGAAGCAGATGTATTATAAATTAATGCTCCTCTAGCTGTTAACGTAACTCCTGTGAAAGATAAATCTGCAAAATCTACTATACCAACAGAACCATCAAGTGATACTTGTTGACTCTGTAAAATTCCACCAGTCGCTGTATATTGTCCTGAGTTAGCAACTTCTCCTGTAGCTGTATAAGCTGTAGTAGCTGCGGATAAGTTAGCCGCTGATGTATATAATGCTAATTTAAAAGCTTGTCCTGAACCTGAATCGAAATCGTGTACTGCACCTAAAAGTTCTGACTTAAATGTGTTGCACACTGCTTGTGTTATTGCCATATATTGTACTCCTTATAGTTATTATGGTGATGGTGAATTAATTTTAATTCGTAACACACCATCTTGAAACTCGTCTCTGCGTCTTCTACCTGTTTGTTCTAACGCAAATCCTTGTAATGCTGTATTATACTTGTCTTGGTATAGTTTGTACATATCCATCGGTCCTTTTAAATATGCAAAGGCTTCTACTAAACAAGCATATAACAATAATTCTGGTGCATTTTGACTGATATAAGTATTAGTGTTTGTTGAGCTTAAATTATCAGGTGTATATACATAATCTAATGTAACTACATAGTTACTATTTGGTATAGGGGCAACTTGAATAGCATTTTCCTTATACATTGAATAATACTTAGGAAAACCACTTGTTCCAGAGCTATTATATTCAGTAATAAAAGTGTCATCTCTAGGTTCTAGGGATATTTGAGCTGATGAAGTATTTGTCACAACTACAGATCTTACTATGAACGCTCTTCTAACAGTAGTTGATCCTTCATCTGTATTATCGTCTGGTAATAATAAATATTTATTTCCAGAATTAAAACTTGATGTTGCATATTCTCTTGAATAATCAGAATCAGCTTCTCTAAATATTTTATATTCAGAATTTTTAATAAATACATCACAAACACCATCAGTTAAAACTGATGAATCTACTTCTGTATAATTTCTTATATTTGATAATAATTCTGCGTATGTCATGTTATATTTATAGTTACATCTCCAACACTAGAGTATGCTTGTCTAGCTGCATTAATTACATCCCCACTTATTCCAGGTTGCATTCCATCTGAAATAAACTGTCCTGGCCAAAAATATAAATCTAATAATACAAGACAACCCCCGCCTGGAACAGTATCTGCTCTAGCATTTTTTAATCCTTGTGGATCTGCTTTATGATGTCTTGGATCTAATTGAGGTTGTTTTGGTTCGTATTCACTAAAATGCACAAAAGAACCATTCCATTCTCTTTTCATTTCCACATATGGAAATTGCATTCCTGATCTATCAGAAATAGCTAAGGATCTTTTACCTCTTGCAAATGCCATTAAATTCCATCTCCAAAGTAAGAATAAGGTGAAATATAAGAGCTTGTTCTTTGAGAATCTTCTTCCAAAGCTCTTTGTAATTCATCCTCATATATTAATTTTAATCCTTGAACTCTATCTGGTGCAACTTTTTGTCCAAGATAATATGCAAGTCCTGAAATCATACATGGTAAAAATCTATAAGGTACATTTGCTTGATCACTATATGCACCTGCATCTTGAATTCTGCTAATATAATAATATTTTAAATAAATATATTGTGCACAATCTGGTGTTAAATATAAACTAATTTTTGGATTAGTTTGACGATCCACATAGTATTGTGAAGGTTGTCCAGTTTGTCCTTTATTAGGAAGAGCTGCATAAGCAGATCTATCTATTTTATCTAATGAAATATCGTTTGTTGTTTGAGTTATTGTTTGAGCAGTAGATACATAAGCTTCTAATACATCACTACAGTCTTGAGGCGTATTATAGGTTGATGTACCAGCAGTAAGTAACTGTTCTTTAAGAACAACTTTCCAAAGATGAACACCTCTATTTCCCCATTCGGAAAATAAAATGTTTAAACTTCTTCTTGCTGATTTTATATTATATCCGCTGTTAGTTCTTACACCACAACGTTCATAGGCTTCTTCAATAATATCATCTATATCTAGATCGAATGTTGTAGTTCCTGAAGTAGCCATTAGACATTATTTTTTCTTAACGTTTTTAGAAACTTTCTTAGCACTAAATCCTTTTAACATACTAGCAACGTTTGCTGGTGTGTTTTTTGGAATTATTCCTGCTTTTAAATATGTTTTCATTCCCATTTTAATATTCTCCGAAGTATTGTTTGTTGACTTGTATTGCTTTTTGACCTTTAACTATCATTTTACCTTTTTGTGCTTTGATAGGTTCTTTAGACATAGCGTTTTGAATAGCCATTCCTCTTCTTTTTTCGTAAGAAGATAGACTTCCATCATTATCTAAATCTGCTTTTGGTGATAATTTTGCCATTACACCTTCTTTAGCTTTTATAGGTCTTATTTTACCACTTTTAGTTTCTTCATATCCTCTTTTTTCAAGCATAGTTTCTCTAGCTTCCATAGCTTTTGATTCCATACCTTCATGTTTCATAGACATGTCTTTATATTTTTTAGATTTTT